CCTCACTTTTTAATGTTTGGTCTAGTTCCAAAGCTAATGTAGTCATTACTTGGTCTTTACCAAACCAAGAGTTTTTACCTGCCCACTCTAATGCAAGTTTATCATACTTAACATTTTGTTGTGGTTGTTGTTGTACAGGTTCAACCTTTTGATTTTCTTCAGTAATAACAGGTCTTTGTGACTCATATTGTTGCTTTGCAATTTTTAAAGCATTAGCATCATTTTGAGCATTATTTAAATTTTCCTGTGCATTAACAATTAAGGCTGAGTCTCCTGACTCTAGTGCCTGTTTGTAAACATCTTTTGCCATTTCAATACGACTTTTAATTTGCTCTTCAGTCGTTTCAAAATTCTTAGTAAAAGAAGTTTCTGCATTTTTTTGTTGAGCTTTTAGTTTTTCTTCAAGCTCTGCCTGTTTTGCAATAAGTTGTTCAATTTGTTCTTCTCGTTCTTTTTTCTGACGAACTAATTGCCTTATTCTTTTTTCTGCTCCTGAAGAATTTATTTCAGGTTTTTTCTCAGGTTTAACTTCTTCTGTTTCAGGTTTTGTTTCAACTTCAGGTTGTTGAGGTTTTTCTTCTACAACTTCCTCTTGACCTTCTATTTCAAACTCTACCTTATCTTCTTCCTTATTTTGCGATTGTGAAGTATCAATCGTAGACCACTCATTATCTGGTGTCATGTATTTCTCCATAGTTTGCGAAACTAAGTTTACGCATATTTTTTATTATATATTAATTTAATTTACTTTGCAAGGGCAAGTATTAAATTAATTTGTTAAGTTATATGTAGGGTCTAAATCTTTTGGATTTTCCACAACCATAGAAATTTGGTCATCATATAACAAAATTAGTTTTACACCTTTGTAAAAAAACTTTTGACCTGAATGTTTACCATAACACACATAGTCTCCTTTTTTACACCATGCTCCTTTTGGAAACTTTACTTCATCTAAATAAGCTGAGTCTCCTACTAAAAGTACTTTTCCTACTGTTGTTAAGTAAGATATATCATTCTTTACAGAATCAGGTAAATATAAACCACCTTTTGTTTTTTCTTTTACTGATATAGGTCTTACAAGAATATGAAAACCCGGAATACTTGGTAATATATCAGGGTCTTCTGCGTGTTCTTCTGTTATCCACATATCATTTTTAGTTGCATTTCCCATACTTGGTTGTTGCATTAGTCATCCTCTTCATCTAATATTCTTTTAGTTATATTTTTAATCTCTGCTTTTGCCCATTCAATACCTGCAATGCGACCTACGCAGTTCATATACGTATGATAATCTGAAGCTGAACCATATGCAAGGGAATTTTTTATTGTTTCAATTTCTTTTTCTAATACTTTACTTATTTCTTCTGCTAACATTTTGTCCTTTACGTATCTCCTTAACATGGAGATGCCAAAAATAATTTCCTATATTACATATTATACTAGACATTTTTAAATATGTCAAGGCTTTTAGTGTCATGTAACACCTTTTTCTTTTTTAGCATCCTCTAACATTTTAATTAATACGTCAGAAGTTTTAATAGTTTCTGCACTTTGAATAGAATCACCTTGTTTTATCATATCAACAAGCATTTTAACTGCATTTATTGCCTGCTCAGTGTTTCTATCTTTTTCTTTTTCTTCTGCTTTTAATAGTCCTTCTGCTCCTACTTTATAAGCATCAAGAGCAATCTTTTGTTCTTTAATGTCAAGGTCTCTATTCTTTAATGCACCTTCAGAAGCTTCTTTTGCAAGTTGTGCTTTAACTTTTTCTTTTTCAATTTCAAGTCTTTGACCTTCCATCATTACCATTTGTTGTTCAGGTGAACCACCTCTTTGAGCCATTGCCTGATTTGCTTGCATTACTTGTTGTGCAGCTTGAGCCATTACCTGTTCAACAACTTGAGGATTTTGCATATTAGGGTCACCCTGAGGAACTTGAGACATAATTTGTTTTGTTACACCATTAACTTGTTCTTGATACTTCATAACTACATGTTCTTGTATATTTGCTTGAAGTATAGGACTTACTCTTTGCATAATAGGATTGCCACCATTTGCAGGGTCTTGTAAAAACATAGTCTTTATCTGAATATGTGCATCATGGTTCTGACCTGCAAATGCCTTTATAGGTAAACCTTTTGTTGCTGCTTCAATATCTGTAACAGGGTCAAGTGGCATTGGTTTAGGTTTATTAGGCAATATATTTTCCAAATTAGGAATATTTGCAGCATTAAGAAGAGTTCTATTTAATTCTTCCATATTAAACATACCCGGAGGTGCATTTTGTGCTAACTGCATTGCCATGTTTGTCATCATTAATCTATGTGCAGATGACGGAATATTAGGGTCACTTACAGGAATAATATCAATCTTATCATCAAAATCCATTCTGTATATTTCTGAAGATTCACCCGGAACATCATATGGATATCTTTGAGGTAAACTTTCAGAATCTATTCGTGCAAGTATCTTAAACTCTTCTCTTTGTGCCTTATGTAATCTCTTATGTATTGCAGAAAAGAATTTACTTGAAGCTTCTAGTAGTGCCATAGTTGTTCCTACAGGACCATAGTTAGAACCTTCACTTATAATTTGTTCTGTAGTATCTGCAAACTTCTGACCTGCACCTGCTACATACTGCATCATATTATACAATGTAGAGGAAGGTTCTTTATATGGAAACATTACAATAGATTTATTTAAATCCATACCTGTTGCTTCTACTTCTTTAAACTCACCCGGAGCAATAGGGTCATTATCTCCTACAACCTTTACACCCTTTGCTTTAAATCCACCCTGTAAGTTTGCAAACTGACCTGCATCAATTAAACTTCTCATTGCTGCAGTTGCAGACATTGTAAGATTTCCTAAAAAGTGTATAAGACCTAATCCATAAAAACCAAATCCCGGAACAAATCTATAGTGTGTAAAAAACATTTTCTTTTGTTTTGTTCTATCTTTCTCATTCCAGTTTCTTCTGATAGATAATACTTTTCTTGATTGTTCTTCAATTGTTACAATATAAGGACAGGCAACATCATAATCTTCTATTTCAAGATAACAGTGTTGTTCTAATAGTGTATACTGAGGGTCATGTTCTGTAGAAGGTGTAAGACCTAATACTGTGTCCATCTTTTCTGACATTGCAGATTGTTTAGGCATATCAGGTTCAGGAAGTTCTACATCCTTATACATTCCTGCATTAATCTGTCTTGCAAGTTCTACAGGACTTCTATAAAGTATATGTGTATATCTATCTGCTCTTCTTAAATCTGTTGCATAATAGGATACATAAAATTGGTCAATAGGTACAAACTCACTTACAGGTCTATCTAAAGAAGTATCATAGTATATCTTTTTAATTGCAGACCCTAATAGTGGTAAGTGAAATAACATTCTTTCTGCTTCATCAAAGTATTCAGGCATTTGGTCTGCTATTTGATAGTTCATAAAGTTTTGAACTCTATTAGCTTGCCTTTGTTTTGAATTAGTTATATCGCCAAGAACCTGTACTTTAACAGGTCCTTTGGCAGGAAAAAGTTCTCCACTTGCTTTACTTTGAAATTTAACTGCAGATTCAATAAGAAGAGGATGGACTGCAGTTGCTGCACCTTCAAAAGGTTCTGTTGTATCTTCAAGTTTTAAACCAAGTAAGTCAAATCCTCTTTCAAACATTGACTCCCATTCTGCTCTTGAAGATTTATCTGCTTCATATTTATCTATGACTATGCTTGCAATATCCTGTAAATCTTCTTCTTCCATAAGTTCTGCAAGATTTTCATAAAAGTCAGACTGTTCTTCTAACTCTTCTTCCATCTCTTCTGCAGTAAACTCTATATCTATTTCACCTGTTTCAGGGTCAACTTCAAAATTTACATTATCAGACCTTTTTTCTTTTTCCAAATCTAGGTTAATAATATTATCTTTATCTTTACCTTCATTTGGATTTTTTTCTACTGCCATTACTTTTTGTCCTTTGGAATTTCCTCTTTATTAGTAGTTTGTTCAGCATCCTTTTTTTCTTGAGCTTCTTTTACTTGCTTTTGAAGAAGAATTAATTCTGCTCTCAAGGTAACAGACTCATTTAATGCTCTATCCCTTTGCTGTTGTAGTGAAGTTACTAAAGCTTCATGAATCTCTGGTTTTATCATGTTTTGTTCTGACATATTTTTTTTCCTTTACAATATAGTTATTAGTTATCTTCAGAGGTATTCTATCACATTTACAATCAGATGACCACCTTTTTTTTCTACATATTAAACAATATTGTACTTTATTAATGTCAGGATTATATCTGAATATTTCCATTATACAATTATACTCTCCAATATGCAACTCTCTTGCTTCTATTACTTACATCATCTTCCCATGAAGGGTCTTCAGGATGTATTAAATTCCAACTGTCCTTCATGTAATGTACTGCCATAGTCATACAGTCAACTTGGTCATCATGTGAGCCATTAGGAAATGACATACATTCTGAAAATAAATCATCTGCCCATACTTTATTTTTAGGTAACCATACTCTTCCTGATTCCATCATTGGTGTAGATGCATATACTCTTGCTACCTTATCCTTATCAGGCAGATAGTCTAATACAGGCAAGCCTGCTCTACGCATATCTTGTATTAATGACTGACCACTTGCCTTTCTTTCTATAATACATACATCAGGTCTAAACTCTCTATACAAATCTTGGGCAATACGTCTTAACTCAGGATATTCATATCGACCTCTTGTATTACCTAGCAATATCAAATGAGATGACTGACCATAATCTTCATCATAATCATGGAATATTCCCCATGTCTGTATTACACTATAGTCTGCAGTTCTACTTGTACTAAATGCAGTATCATAGGTTTGTATAATAAACTCACACTCAGGAGGGTCTTCATAATCCCACCATTGTATATACTTCTTTTTAATTATACCTCCGTCATCAGGCGAAGGGTCTTGCATATAAAGTGAGTTCCAATACCTTGCACCATTACTTGCTCTAATTTCCTGTTCATCTATCTTTAATATTTCATCAGGTTTCCACTCTGGAAAATATGAGCTACCAACGGGCAGGTCCAGGAGTTCTGCTGCTTCTTCATTAAGCCATGCAGGAATACTAATAACGTGCCAAGGATATGTATTCTGTTCTGCAGTCTTTTCCTGTTTAAGCAACCAACCACATAAGTCATCATAGTGGTATCGTGTATTAATAATTATAATTGAACCATTAGGCATAAGTCTTGTTCTTAAACCTGCAGGATACCATTCTTTTATATAACGTCTACCTGTTGCACTAAAAGAATCTTCTTCTGACATTACATCATCAAGTAGTGCAATGTTTGCACCTCTACCTGCAACCTGACTTCTTACACCTGCTGCGTAGTATGAGCCATTCTTATTTGTTTTCCACTTGCCTGCTGCTTTAACATCACTACGTAATGCTACACCTTTAAATATTCTTTGAAACTTTTCAGTGTTTACAATGTCTCTTACAGTTCTACCAAAGTCAGATGCTAGTTGGTCACTATGAGATACTGACATTATTTCATGATTTGAATAATTACCTATATACCATGCAGGAAATAACTTACTACATATTAAAGATTTAGAAGAACGAGGTGGTAGAAAGACCATAAGTCTTTTAATATCGCCATCTACCACACCCTGTAACTTCTGACATAACAGTTGTATGTGTCTGCCCATCTTAAAATCAGATACAAGAGTAGGTGCAAACTGTTTAACAAAAGTTAAAAAGTCTTCCTTTGCTCTAATATTTGTATATGATTCTAATTTAAATTTTAAATCTAGGTAATTATCTACCTTATTTAATTGTGCTTCCATGTTGTGCTTATCTTATTACCTTCTTTTTTCATATCTATACACTTATAACTTTTAGGAAAGTAGTGTGGTACGTATGTAGGCATTTCTTGAGCTATGACATAAGCTCTTGCTAAACATTTATCGTGTGTTTCATGTGGACTATATAAGTCTACAAGAGTTATACATTGACTAGGATTACTTATTAAACAAGCTAGTACGAATAATTCATACATAAAAGTTCCTTATAAAAAATATTATAACACTATTGCAAAAAATAGAAAAGTATGTTACCCTCTATTTAGACCTTCGGGGGTAAATACATACCTCCATCTCACCTATTATAACTATATTCAATACGTTATAAAACTAAAAATATTATATAAACTTAATTCAGGGCAGCCTGACATAGATTTCCTATGGTTAACTCCAGAGATTTTTAAAAATATTTGGGGGTAGGGTATATATATAATATATGCAGACACATTTTTTTGCTAGGGGTTAGACACTATAATCTATATAACGTCAAAAAATTGACTAATTCTAAAAAATCTAGGTAGGATAGATAGCCAACAATATATGATACTATAATCAAATTTAAAAAGATTAGGTATGTTCTTATTTAATCTATTGAATTTGTATTATGCTATTATTTATATGGTTTAATATACCTTATAAAACTATTTAAACTATTGAATACATTAGAATATTCTTAATAGGATAGATAGACAACAATATATAAACAATATAGATAAATGATTAACTAATGAAAGGTAAAATGATTATGGAAGATGAAGTAATAAGAATGAAAAGACAACAAGTTATATTACATTTAAACAAAGACAACTATGTTTCTATTGTCCAAGATGTAAGTAATACAGTTGAAATAGCTATCATAAATGATAAAGGTGGAGTAGATGGTGATACTGTAAAGAGATACTTAAATACTCAAGAATTAGCTATTGAATTACTAAAGTTTAACTTGGAGTTTAACTTGGATTATAAAGGATAGATAAACAACAATATATAACTATATGAAAGGATAAAGGTTATGTTTAAAAATAGAACTAGAAAAGAATTGTTACAGTTATACAATTTCCTATTAAACTATGGTAAAGGTACTGTATGGTATAACGAAAATAAATACCATAAAGGATACTTTTTAAATGAACTAAAAAGAGCAATATTGAAAGGATAAACAATTATGACTAGAAAACATTTTAGAGAATTAGTTACTATCATTGTAGAAAACAATCTTAATGATAAAGCTATTGCAGATATTGTAAGCTTTTGTAAAAGACACAATAGAAATTTTTGTAAGACAACTTTCTATGATGCAATTCAAGACCAAATTGAATTAAAAGAAAGTGCCTAACAAATAGAGATAGCTACAAAGGAATAAATTTTCCCCTTATTTCCTCCTACAATTCCTTTGTAGTTATCTATATTTGATGCTTGGATAGATAAGCAACAATATATAGAACTAAGCTTAATTAACAAAATGAAAGGATTAAATTATGCTTAATAAAATTACTTACAATCCTAATGGATTCCAAAACGAAAACTCTTTTGATAATCAAAGAGTGTTCAAAGATAAAACCATTCAGATTGAGTTTAATGCTAATACTCAAACGAATGAGATTGAAGTTACAACTACTACAATCAGAAATTCCTTTAGAGGAATTGGTGGGAAGTTTGCTACACTCGAAGGTTATGGTAAATTACTTGCTCAGAAGTTTGGGCAAGGTATCAAAGTAAAAGGCTAACTTAAATAATAATTTAATTAGCTAAATAAATTATAAAGGGAAGCATTTATTTGCTTCCTTTTTTTTTATGAAAGGATAACAATGTACGAATTAATTAAAACAGATTTTATTAAATACAAATACCTAGTTTGGATTAATGCTAATAATACTTTAACTAAAAATTATTACACTACATACAAACTAGCTAAAGAATTTTATGACCAAGCAATAAATAAAATTGGTCAAGATAATGTAACAATGGAAAGGATAAAATGATTACAACTAAAAATATAATTGCAATCTACAAGTTAGCAAAACCAAGTGAAATTTTTGATGGATTATCTTGGTATGTAAATGCTAATAAAGATTGCCAAGAAATTGCAGATAAGTTTAAAATACCATTACATATTGTAGTTGGTGTACTATCTGCACTTTCTCCAAATAATAAGTATGAACGTAATGTTCAAAATGCTCATGACTTAGTTGAAGCATTTATTGATGGCAATGATATGGATAGTATTAAGGTTAGCACCTACCATACTATGAAACAAAAAGCTTGGTCGATACTACAACAGATGCCAAGCTATGATGAAACAGTTACAATCTTAAATGGCAAAAAGATAGTTTCATTCTTTAAAAATATTATGGGTGATGAATCAGAAATTACTATTGATGGTCATGCAAGAAATATTTATTACAATGATAAACAGGGATTGACTACACCAAATACAAATATCAAAAAGTCAGAATATGCAGATATTCAAAAAGCCTATCAAAGGGCAAGTAAGAAACTTGGTATCAAGGCTTATGAGTTACAAGCTATTACATGGGTAACATGGAGAAGAATACATAACATTAAATGAAAGGAGATAAAGTTATGAAAATAGGAAACTTAATACAAGTACATCCAATACAATATAGAGTTTATTGGAATAGAAGATTAAAGAAGTGGTCTTTACAAAATGCCAAGACAAATAAAGTTGAAGAGCATTTAGACTATGTAACACTAACTGATGCAACTCTATTAGTTAGAAAGGGAACTCAAGAAAGGGTTAGAAAGGAGAAGAAAAAATATGTTCATGCTTTTGTAGTAGGATATAAAGTATTAGAAGATGTAACTACATTCCATAATTTAAAAGATAAAGATTTTAAATTAGATTGGCAAGGAATTAGATACAATCCATACAAGG